GTATGACCACATCTGGGAGGGCGGTTACGTTTCGGTGGTGGCTGGGGCGTATTATGCCAAGCAGATAGCCGAGGCCAGGGCTCAGCGCCGGATAGGCAATGTTGGCGCCGACCCGCTGATGACCTACCACGTTTTCTGTGACCTGGGTGGTACCGGAGCCCGTGCCGATGCCTTTACGATGTGGGCGGTGCAGTTTGTGGGACGAGAGATCCGCACCCTGAATTACTACGAGGTGGTGGGTCAGCCGCTGGCGGCCCATGTGGGCTGGCTGAGAGAGAACGATTACACGCCGTCGAATGTGCAGATATGGCTGCCCCATGACGGCGAGACGCACGACAAGGTGTATGACGTTTCGTTTGCCTCTGCCTTCCGTGAGGCCGGTTTTAAGGTTGAGGTAATACCGAACCAAGGCAAGGGAGCGGCAAAGCAGCGGGTGGAGGCGACACGGCGTATTTTTCCCTTGTGCTGGTTCAACGAGCCGACCACTGAGGGGGGATTGGCGGCGCTGGGTTGGTATCACGAGAAGATGGACGAGCGCCGTAGCCTGGGGCTGGGGCCTGAGCATGATTGGTCGAGCCACGGTGCCGACAGTTTTGGGTTGATGGCGGTGGTGTATGAGCAGCAGTTTAAGCGCGATAACGCTGTCGGCGGGGGGATGCAAAAAATAAAACGGGGGAGCTGGAGGGCTGTATGAATGTTGGACCGATCCTGCACTTGTGGAGTACCGGCGAGCTGAAGCGGGAGTGTCGGCATGTGGGCGGCAAGGAGGCGATGGTTATCCGTCGCCCGCTGGAGCCGGGGGCTTGTCCGGTAGTGATTTTGCTGGAGAACATGCACTACTACTACCCGATGGATGAGTACGAGTTTATGGAGAACAGCCCGCTGTATACCGCACTGGCGGTGGGGCACCTGAAATTGCCGGTGGGGTATTCGCCCACGGACCTGGAGCGGACGCTGTGGCGGTTTGTAGATTTTGTGCAGGACGGCTTTGATGATCTGAAGAAGATGCGGCCAGAAGGCCGGCAGAAGGAAGCGGTGGGTGAGTTTAGCGCGGTGATCGGTGGAGAAAAAATAACCGGGGAGGTTACGGAGTGATGGCAGACCAAAACAGACAGCAGGGCCAGGCCGACAGCAACATCAGATCCGTACCCCTGGATCAGTTCGAAAAAAAAGAATTGACACATTATCTCCGCGACCTTAAGCTATGCCCACAAAACGGCAAGGTGGTGCTTCACTTTAACAACAGCAGTGTTATTAAGGTGGAGCCTCAGCCGGTGCTTTAGAACCTCCAGGGGTGAAGGATACCCCACCTACAGCGGTACCCTGACACCGGCACAGCCGGTACGTCGTAGGCCCGAATGATAGCGATTACTCGCTGTTGTTCGGGCCTTTTTGTTTTTCAACCCCCACGGGATTGTGAGCTATGAGCGATATTGAGATCCGCCCAAAACGCAAGCGCACGTCAGGCGCCCCACTGGTGCCGACCCAGCGCCGCAAAGCTGACGCGCTGGATAGCGACGCCACCCGGCAGCGCTTTATTCGGGCACAGGAGTGGCGGCGTCAGGCGCAACAGGCGCAGGCCCAGAACCGTTACGAGATGGCGGTTGATGAGGACTTTGTTGACGGCGATCAGTGGACTGAGGAAGACAAGCGGGAGATTGAGGCCCGTGGGCAGGCTGCCCTAGTGTTTAACCTGGTGGCCACTACGATCCGCTGGGTGACCGGCACCGAGAAGCGTACCCGTGTTGATTACCGGGTGTTGCCCCGTAATGGCCAGGCGCTGAAGGATGCCGAGAACAAGACCAAGCTGCTGAAGTATCTGAGCGATGTAAATAAAGCCGGATTCGCCCGTAGCAAGGCATTTGAGCAGGCGGCCAGGGCCGGGGTGGGCTGGCTGGATATCGGCATGCGGTCTGATTCTACCGATGAGCCGCTGTATCTGACTTGGGAGAGCTGGCGCAATGTTTGGTATGACCCGCTTTCGATCAAGCCTGATATGTCGGATGCACGGTTTTTGTTCCGCGAGAAGTGGGTGGACATGGATGTGGCCCAGGCCATGTTTCCCAGCAAGAAGGATGCGCTTAAGCAGGAGTCGTACAACATTACCCGCCCGGATCAGTTGCGCAGCGACCGGCAGTACAACCCGTACCTGTACGGCGATGAGGAGCTGACCGAAACCACCTACAGCAGTGTGGGCGATATGCTGACCATGGGCAGCCGTGACCGGGTGAAGCTGGTGGAGTGCTGGTATCGGGTGCCGGAAGCCTGCAAGGTGTTGCGGGGTGAAGGCGAGTTTGAGACGCACAGCTTTAATGGCAGCATCTACAACCCGCGGGATATGGTGCATGCCTGGGCGGTGCAGCACGGCTTTGCCAGCACCTATGATGCAGTGAAGATGGCGATGCGGCTGATGATCTACTGTGGTGGTACGCTGCTGCAGGATGGCTGCAGCCCCTACTGGCACAACCGTTTTCCATTGGTGCCGATCTGGGGCTATCGCCGCGGCCGTGACAATGCGCCGTATGGTTTGGTGCGCGGCTTGCGTGACCCCCAGGAAGACCTGAACAAGCGGCGTAGCAAGGCGCTGCTGCTGTTGTCTACCAATCAGGTGGTGGCCGACGATGACGCGGTGACCGACTGGAACGAGATTCTGGAAGAGGTGGCCCGGCCTGATGGCGTGATCCGCAAAAAGCGGGGCTCTGATTTCCAGATACGCAATCAGGCCACCCTGGCACCGATGCACGTACAGCTGATGGATCAGGATGCCCGCTACATCCAGGAGGTGGCCGGGGTTACTGATGAGAACCTGGGCCGGCAGAGTAATGCGATCAGTGGCAAGGCTATAGAGGCACGCCAGAACCAGGGCTATACCGTATCGTCTGATCTGTTCGACAACCTGCGTCTGGCCGTGCAGCTGGCCGGCGAGATTCAGCTGGCCTTGGTGGAGCAGTTCTATGATCAGGAAAAGACCTTCCGTCTGACCGGCGACCGGGGCCAGGCCGAGTTTAACCAGGTGAACACCGGGCCAGAGGATCAGATTACGGCACAGCAGGCAGATTTTGTGGTGGATGAACAGGATTTCCGCGGCACGATTCGCCAGGCCATGTTTGAAACCATGTTGGAGATGGTAACCAAGATGCCGGGCGAGGTGGGTCTGAAGATGCTGACGATCGCCTTTGAGATGAGCGACGTGCCGATGCGCGAGGAGTTTGTGCGGATACTGCGCGAGGCTACCGGCATGCGTGACCCGGACGAAGAGGAAACGCCGGAGCAGGCGGCAGCCAGGGAGCAACAAGAGGGCCAGCAGATGGCCCTGCAACAGCGCCAGATTTTGGCCCAGCTGAATCTGCTGGAAGGCAAGGCCAAAGAGGCAGTGGCCAAGGGTGACAAGGCCCAGATGGACAAGCTGATGACCAAGCTGAAGGCGCTGAAGGAAAGCATGGATATTGCCGGAGGTGTGGCAGCCAACCCGCACCTGGCTCAGGCGGCTGATGCGATTATGCGGGATGTGAACCAAGTACCTGATGTTAATAACGTCGCCCCTGCCCTGCCGGCTGGGGTGCAATAAAGGAGAGCGTCATGGCCGGTAAGAATCAGGCGATAGCAACGTGTGACCAGGAATGGGAGATCGAGCGGGATCTGGATGCCGTGGTGCGAGCCAGGGCCGTTGAGAAAGACCCGGAGCGGATGAAGAAGGTTAAGGCGCTGGCCAAGAAGCGCCTAGAAGATAACAAGCGGCGCCGCGATGAGATGCAGGCGCTGGTGGACATGGGCGAAGGTAAGAACCCTTAAGCCCGTAACTTTTATGCCAGGAGGCAAACGCTATGAGTATTACAGCAGAAGAAGCAGCAGCAGCAGGTTTGTCGCAGCAGGAGATCGATGCCATTAACGGCGTGGATGATGATCAGGATGATGCAGCCCTAGCCGATATTGCCGGGGATGACGATGGTGATGATGCTGGTGGTGACGACGATGGTGGCCAGGATGATGATGACGCAGCGGGTGATGGCGCCGGTGATGTATCCGATGGTGGTGAAGGCGCTGGTGATCAGGGCGATGAGGGCCAGGATGGCCAGCCGGTAGCTACTGACGATCTGTTTGCTGTGGTGCCGGATGATCTGCCGGAGGTGACCTTTACACCCAAACTGTCGGGTGAGTTGCTGCCGGAGTTTGCCCAGGCGACCGAGCAAGCCTATGACGCCGCCGATGCCAAGATCGACGCCATTGAGGCCAAGTTTCAGGAGGGCGAGCTTGACGAGGATGCAAAGCGGGCCGAGATCCGCAAGGTTGAGCGGGAACGGGATGCCGAGATCCGCAAGCTGAACGCCTCCAGCCAGAACATGGAGATTGAAGGCCAGAAGTGGCAGGCCGAGCAGGCCGCGTTTTTTAAGGCCAACGACGCCTACGCCAAGAACAATACGCTGTTTAATGCGCTGAATGCCGAGGTGGTGAGGATTGCCAACCTACCGGAGTCAGCAGGTAAGAGCGGTCTGCAGGTGCTGTATGCAGCCAAGGCCACGGTAGATGCCGCCATTATGGCGATAGCCGGCACGGCTCCAGCTGCAGCGACGCCCAAGGCCGCCCAAACTCCACAACCCCAGAAGCCTAAGGCACGGATGCCGGACGTGAAGACGTTGACCGACGTGCCTGCGGCAGCAGCACCCGAAGTAGGCCAGGATCGTTTTGCGCACCTGGACAAACTGGACGGACTGCAGTTAGAGGCTGCCCTTGCCAGGATGAGCGAGGCAGACCAGGCAGCATATCTGGCTGGCAGGTGACCGCCATGGCCAGGTTGTTTGTGGAGATAGCACAGGGCGAAAGCATTACCATCGGCGGTGCGGTCGTGACGCTCCAACAGAAGACGGGTCGCAAGGCCCGCCTGAAGGTGGAAGCGCCCCAAGATCTGAAGGTGATGATGCAGGAGCCGCAATCAAACGTATCAGATGACGACCATTAACTACTAGGGATTACCACCCGTTTTTCAGGCGCATGAGTGCCATCCGAGACTTCGTAACGAGATTACGAAAGGAGAACACTCATGGCACGTACAGTTGTGGGAGTCAATGATCCCAAAGCAGTTAAGCGGTACAGCGGCATGCTGGCCGTTGATACCCCCAAGGAAATGTTTTTCGGCGACCGGATGATGGGCGAAGGTGAAACCGCTCAGATGCCTATCCAGCGCCTGACCGAGCTGGAGACGGACGCCGGTGAGCAGATCACTTTTGACCTGTCGGTACAGCTGAAGCAGCAGCCGATCGAGGGCGACAACAAGCAGGAAGGCACCGAGGAAGATCTGCAGTTTTATACCGACCAGCTGTATATCGATCAGCAGCGGGCCGGCGTGAACTCCGGCGGCCGTATGACCCGCAAGCGCACCCTGCACAAGCTGCGGGAAGTGGCTCGCAAGCGCCAGGCCGAGTGGTGGGCCCGTCTGTTTGACGAGATCCTGTTCATCTACCTGTCGGGCGCCCGCGGTATCAACTCCGGTTTCATTCTTCCCACCACCTGGACCGGCCGCGCCAACAACAGCCTGTCTGCACCCGATGCCAGCCACCTGATGTTTGCCGGCAAGAAGGCCAAGGGCACCCTGACTGTTGATGACAAATTCAGCCTGGCCCTGGTTGATCGCTTTGTGGCGATGGCCGGCACCATGGGCGGAGGCACCCAGGAGGTGCCCCGTATTCAGCCGATCAAGCAGAACGGCGAGAAGCGCTATGTCTGCGTGATGCACGACTGGCAGGAGTACGACCTGCGTTCCGGCACCTCTACCGGCCAGTGGCTGGATATCCAGAAGGCTGCCGCCACCGCGCTGGGCAAGGAGTCGCCCATTTTTAAGGGCGGCCTGGGCATGTACAACAACGTGGTGCTGCAGAAGCACGAAAACGTGATCCGCTTCAGCGATTACGGTTCTGACGGTAATGTGCTGGCAGCTCGCGCCCTGTTCCTGGGTGTGCAGGCTGCGGTAATCGGTTTCGGGTCGCCCGGCACCGGCCAGCGTTTTGACTGGTACGAAGAAACCCGTGACAACGGTAACGAGCTGGTTATTTCCACCAACTGTATTTGGGGCTGCAAGAAGACCACCTTCAACGGCCTTGATTACGGTGTGGTTGCTGCTGATACCGCTGCCGCCGATCCGAATGCCTGATAACCAGGGGGAGGTGACCCCTCCCCCGTTACCTCTTCCGAAAGGAGAACGACCATGGCTGTAATTACTCCCTCCGGCTTCCCGACTGCGGTGAAGACCGTTAATGCTGACTGCACCGCCATCCACGCTTTGGCGATCGGCACCGGCGATCTGGACAGCGCCAGCGATTTTCTGAAGTTGGCCATTCTGCCCACCGGCTACCGGCTGGTGGATTTCTCGCTGTCTTGTGATGAAGATCCGGACAGCAACGCAACTCCCACCCTGGCAGGCGATATCGGTCTGTTGAATGCTGCTGGCGACGCACTGGTGGCCAACACCACCCTGGCGGCCCTGACCACTACCCAGGCCGGCACTGACACCGGTTTTGTGGTGACCCCCACCGGGGTGAACCTGCCCAATGTGCAGAACACCAGTGGCGCGGATATGTACATTGCCATCGACTTTACCGGTGCTGCCGCTACGGCTGACGCCTGCACCTGGGTGGTACGCGCCACCATCGCGCCGATCTGATCAGGCTGAGATTGAGGTAGTTGCCACGATAGGGGGGCATGAGCCCCCCTTGATTCAAACAATTATACAGGAGGTGCGCAGTGTCTACTGACACCGTTTTCAAGGGCAAGACCTGCCCGCGCTGCAAGAATAACCATACTAATGACGGCGTGTTGTGTTCGTTTTGCGCCAATGAATCACAGCGGAGGCTGGACAAGGTACAGCCGATCCCGCCCAACTATTGGGCGGAGTGTCTGATTCAGCGCGACGGGGATACGGTTGTCGCGCTGGGCGGAGTGCAGTACCGATTCCGGCGTAACGAGCATGGGCATAGTGTTTGCGAGATCATCAATCCTGGGCACTATAAGCAATTTACCGGGCGGATGGGGTCATTTTACCGGGCCTATGATCCTGACAAGGATTATCCGACGGAGATCCGCCAGGAGACAGAACGCCTGAAGACAGAGAAGCAGCAACCTGAAAAGCAGGAAGGCGTGCAGCAGGACGATGGGCAGCGGAAAGAGCCACCCCTGTTGCTTGAAGCTGACAAAAACCAGCCAAAGCCCCAAAGGGCCCCAGCGAAGAGATAAAGGATAACCGCCATGACCGTGCAAGATCTGATCATACAGCAGGTGATGCCGAAACTTAAGGGGCAGCAGGTTAGCATATCGGCCCTGACCGCTGTTCGGGAGGCAATAACCGCTGTAGGCCAGGAGCTGGTGCGGAGAGCATCGACCGTGGTGCAAGAGGCGTCCACGCTGGCTTTTACCGCCGGCCTTGGTAGCAAGGCGCTGCCTGATGGTTTTTACGGCCTGGCTGCCCATCCCTGTATTGATGGTAACGAGCTGACTGAGATTCAGACCCGCGAGCTGTACAGCCTGGCAGATAGCGGAAGTCCTGAAAAGTACCGGGTAGTGGGCAACACTATCTACCTGTATCCCGCCCCTGATGCGGCAGTGACGCTGCAGCTGGTGTGCAACATCATCCCCAGCGGAATTACCATGACCGATGAGCTGCCGTGGCTGGGGCTGTTTGACCTGTTGATTGCTGATACCGCCTCACGACTGGCGATAGCCGGCGCGGTGCTGCGTGTTGACCCGGCCTTTGTGTCTATGGTTGGCGAAGGCGTGACCGCGGTGCTGGTGCCACGCACCAGGGTGCTGCCACGTACCCGACCGATCAAGTTTTTTTAAGGGGTAGATCATGGGCACCATTACGGTTGGAGATGTCCTATCCAGGGCCAGCAGACAGCTGAATGACGATAGCGCGGTGCGCTGGACGAATGCCGAGCTGGTTGGCTGGTATAACGAGGGGCTGCTGGACATGGTGACCAGACGGGCCGAGCTGCTGCCGGTGCTGGACACCTTTGTGCTGGCGTCCGGCACCAAACAGGATATACCCAGCAATCGGATTGCCATCATCGATATTGGGCAGAACCTGGGCCCGGCCGCTAAACCTCGTAACGGAGTGGTGCCCAAGGTGCATGACAAGGATCTGTTTGACCAGGCCTATCCGGAATGGCAGTACGCCAGCACAGCAAACATTGTGCAGGTGGTCATCAAACATCAAAAGATGGCAGACAGTTTTTGGGTCTTTCCTCCGCAGCCGTCCGAGAATCCTGGCCGTTTGTCGATCATGTTCAGCAAGCGACCCGACGTAGTGCTGCTGGCCAACATTGCCACTGATGTTTTTGAGTGCGATGACGAGTACATACCGATCGCGGTTGAGTACCTGCTCAATCGGGCGTTTGGAAAGGATGCCGAAAATCCGTCCAGTGGCCAGCGGTCTGCGCAACATCTTCAAAACTATCTGGGCCTTTTGGGCGCAGGAGCGCCCCAGCCACAACAGGGGTAGACAACTATGCTTAAAACTCTCACGAATGTTGGAGATCCGCTGATTTGCCCGGATGGCACGCCGATTGCGTCTATTGATATTGCGTTCCAGCTGGTGTCAATCGCCAGCCGCAAGCCTATTGCGGTATTTGATGTGCTGTCGGGCGAACTGGTATCGGCAGACGAGGTGCGCGTGTCAACGGATGCAGATGGTCAATTTACTACCGCATTGTGGCCCAACAACCGGGGCAGTGACCCCACCTGTTATAAGGTGACGCCCGACACGGAGTACATCAAGCCGTTTTACATTATCGTGCAGGAAGACGCGGCAAATACGTTGTTAGTAGCCAAGTCGCTGTATGATTTGGGCAATGGTGCAACATCGATCCAGCTGCTGCCAGGTGCCGACGGTCGCGGCATCTCGTCGGTGCAGCGCACCTCTGGAGATGGATCGCCCGGCAGTACCGATACCTACACAATCGCCTTCACCGACAATACTACTGCGACATTCAATATTTACAACGGTGCCGACGGGCAGGGCGCCGGTGATATGCTGAAAAGCATTTATGATACAAATGGGAGTGGTGTCGTTGACGGCGCGGAAACGGTTCAGTGGTCAGGAGTGCAGGGCAAACCTGCAACCTATCCCGCCGATCCCCATACTCATGCCGACCTTGTGCCTAAGACCACTACTGTCAATGGTCACCAACTCAGCGGAGATGTGACGGTAACCGCTGCCGATGTTGGGCTTGGCAACGTAAATAACACCTCTGATGCAGATAAGCCGGTCAGTATTGCTATGGCATCTGCGCTGGCATCTAAGGCCGATCTGGTGGGTGGCGTAGTACCTGCAAATCAGTTGCCGTCGTATGTAGATGATGTGCTTGAATACGCAAACCTTGCGGCCTTTCCCGCATCAGGTGAGGCTGGAAAAATATATGTGGCGCTGGACACCAACAAAACCTATCGCTGGTCCGGGTCGGCATATATCTACATAACCAGCGGGGCTGTTGATAGCGTCGCCGGAAAAACCGGCGTGGTAGTGCTTGAGAAGGCTGATGTAGGGCTTGGCAATGTGGACAATACGCCAGACGCCGAAAAGCCAGTGAGCACTGCACAGGCCATGGC